ATGATTTCACTATCTTTAGCCGTTGTTCCGGCGAAGGTCTTAGTAGACGGAACACACAAAATTCGCGTAGCGATTAATCACAAACACGAAACACGTTATATAGCAACGCGTTTCATAGTAGAGAACACCAAACAATTTAAAAACGGGCGCGTAGTAGGTAGAGACGACGCGGTGCTCATTAACAAAAAACTCAGAACTTTATTAGACGAATATCAAGAAGCAATAGACAGAATCAACACTGATGCTTTTTCGTGTACCCAAATTCGCGAATATCTTTCACGCTATAAATCGGCAGGAACAACCGTGTCCGAGCGTTGGCAGGGATATATAGACGATTTAAGAGAAGAAGGAAGGGAAGGAACAGCCGGACTACACGAACGTTCTAAAAAATACTTTGAAAAGAAATTTTCAGATGCAGTTCAATTCGAAACATTATCTCCTAACACGATAATTGATTTCGAGAAATTTCTACGCACCAAAAAAGGATTAGGGGATACAACAGTAAGTATGCACATGAAGCGCTTTAAAGCTGTCATAAATGCAGCTAAAAAGGAGAATATAGTGCGGTATGAGATTGATCCATTCGCTTTTTATAATATGCCGGAATCTAGTGTACGGGAGCTAGATATTACTATCGAGGAATTTAATAAAATAAGGAATTGCGACGTACAGGAAAAACCTTTGCGAATAGCGCGAGATATTTTTATGCTTTCCTACTATCTAGGAGGTATAAATCTGATAGACTTAATGAAAGTAGATTTTAGAAACATCGAAGTACTAGAGTATATCAGAACCAAAACAACTCATACCAAGAGAGGCGAGAAAAGAATAAGCATATCAATCCCCGATGAAGCTAAACCAATAATAAAAAGATGGATTGGGAAAAATGGGAAGCTAGATTTTGCATATAATTACTCTTATGATAATTTCCGCAACTATGTGACAAAGCAAATTCAAAGGCTTGCCGATCATCTAGGAATAAATAAAAGAGTAGTGTACTATTCGGCTCGAAAATCGTTTGTGCAGCACGGATACGAGTTAAATATACCTTTAGAGCTTTTAGAGTATTGCATTGGGCAATCGGTTAAAAAGAATCGCCCCATTTTTAACTATGTGAAGTTTATGCGCAAACACGCAGACGAAACAATAAGAAAAGTTATTGATCACGTTAACGATGTTGATAAATGGAACAAACTAAACTATATACTAACAACCTTAATAAATGAGTTTTCTAAGATCAGCGCATGATTTATCGAAAATAATACGCTTAAAACTTGCACAATATACAAATGTATATTATCTTTGTAGAGTCAAATTAAAACACATAATAACAATGAGTAACGAAACAGATTATCTAATCAGCTTGTTAATGCAGAACAAAGCAAAAAAGAAAATGCTCGACTTTGTTTTTGAGAATAACAGCGATGCAGATGAAAAGAAAATGAATGCAATTCTCGATGAAAAACTAAGAGTTGAAAAGAACATCGAAAACATCGAGAAAGCATTAAAAGAACTAGAAAAGTAAAAATCTTCCTCCCAGAAATGGGAGGAATAAAAACTATAAATATGGAAAAATTAAAAGATGAATTAAAAAAATTACAGGAGCTTCTAAATAATCCGACACTGGAGAATGAGGCTCTGTATCAAAGTAAGTTTATCGAAATAAAGAATAGATTTACCTCTAAAGAGGATGCAAATATTATAGCCGATTTTATCCTTAACGGATATAAAGAAGTCAATGAAGAATTAAAGGAGATAGAGCACGAAATCAGTGTGCGCAAACAATTAGAAGAAGTTAAAGATGTTATATCTTTGTCGTATATCGCTAAGAAATATTTCGGTAAATCCCGGCAATGGCTAAATAACAGGATAAACGGATGTATCGTTAATGGCAAACCCTGCAAGTTCAGCGAAGAAGAAAAGGAGCGTTTAAACTATGCTCTATCGGATATATCTAACTTATTAGGCTCAATCCGCATACTCTAATGCGTTTTAATTTGACACTAGCCCCGCAATTCGAGCCGTTGCGGGGCTTATTTTATTTATTTCGCCTATTCAAAAGTCCATGGAACATTTGCACGAACATATACGGTACAATCGCGCCCTTCACTATCTATAAAAATTTTGTTCGCATCAGTTAAGCAATAAGGCATTCCTTTTAGTTTAAAAGTAGATAATCGTTCTTCTAATTCTCCCATCTTTGAAAATCTATAATTTGCTTCTTTTTCCGTTAAATCGACATCACTTGTCACTCGTTCAATTGAACGACCAAACTTTCCACTGATACTTTCATAGCTATATGAAGTAGGATCGGTCCACTCAAAGCAAGAGGCTAGTAACTGACAATAAGTCTCATTCCCGTCCACAAGAACAGCTGGCAATGCTAAATTATCGAAAGTTTCATCGGGAAAATTGAAGTAATCATTTATATGTACAGACGTATAGTATACACCTAAAATAAAATCAAACAATCTATTATTTCCACTTTCATACTTAATTCTATTTTTGGTGATAATATATTCAATTATAAGTTGAGGGATTATATATTCTGGTTTATAAAAAGCTGTTCGATCTAAGGTTTTTATAGAAGTACTAATTATAAGAGGGATTTTTTTTAACACAACGCCAATCTTGTCACCTTCCAAATCTTCTTCTTTCGGCATCCTTAAATCCAAAACAGAAAACGCCTCTTTAACCACAAACCTAGATACCATCATATCATCAAATCGAGGTTGTCCTAGTTCTTCCCAACAAGCGTTAACACTTGATCCTAAATACAAACATGGATATCCAGGAGCACTATAACGCTGTGTTTCAACTTTACCTCTTTTATTAAAAGGAATATGGAACATTTCTGTATGTGATATTCTCCCATTAGTTTTAAAAAGCCTAGATCGATAAAAAGAAAACTTAGGAGGGACAATAAAATATTCATCATCATATAAAGTGTCCGACAGAATTTTGTCAATGCACTGATACGAAACACTATACATACCCTTAGAATAGGAATCTATACACTTCTTTATCTGCATATTACATACCTCAACATAGCGTATTACGCTATCTATATCAGAACACAATTTTTCATTATATAATCTTAACAATGCCTCATAATTTTCTAAAGCATTTATTAAAGTCTCTCTAAAATGACCCTCTTCATATTTTAAAGGCACCAAACTTTTTATTAATTCAATATAATACTTATCCATGCTTCTATATTATTTTATTGATACCAACAAAAATACATAAAAAACATATACGAAACTCTTTCCATTACAATTTATTTCTACACTTATTATATTGTTCGTCCTATTATCAACAAAATTAATATAATAACCAAAACAAATACCCACCCGCCCAACTCCATTTTAATAGATTGCCATCGACTTAACTGTTTTTCGACCGGGTAGGGAATTTGAATAGAATCGGTTTTAAGAATCGTGTCAGTACGATTTGTTGTTAGGTAACGATACAGATACTTGTATTTGTATTGATAGATCGTGTCACCCTTTACGAGCATATAAATACTATCTCGTTGATAAATACTATCAAACCGGATACTATCACACGTTTTATATTCGGTGCGAACTGTCTCAACAGGAACGTATTGAGTCCGGCAGGATACAAAACATATTGCTAACGCTAGCAACATGATAATATAAATTAGCCGTTTCATAGCTTTAATACTTGTTTCCGGTTGCTTCCTTCTCTGAATGATACATGCACCCATGAGAAATCTTTTTCGTCGATCAACTGATCGAAAAGCAATTCGTTTTCGATAATTGCGAATAGCCTCCGGTTCTCGTCCTTGCTTCCGGTTGTTATGTCGGCGGCTTCTCCTAACCTGTGTTGGCTAGATGTAGCTCCGTTAACGCTACGATTAAGAATTGCACTACGATAGCCGGAACTAACGCGGATCGGCTTACCGTATTTCTCGCGTAGCGGATCGAGTACATTGTCTACTAGCTTTGTTAAATTACTGATAGCTTCCGCCGTTGGGAAATTATCAATTCCTTTCGCTAATGCCGTATCGGAATGGGAAAGTTCCTTAATTGTGAAGTGTTTCATTCTGTTGTCTCCTTATTGTTTTGGTTAATAGTTATCGGTCTCCGCGGCGGAGTTCTCCGACTGCATTCGCTGTCCGGTCTATCACATCGGTTGTGTTCTGCATCTTTTAAGACTAATTCAAGTTCGTAGTATCTACGCATCCAATTCTGACATTCAGCCTGTGCGGTCCTCCATTCCCTGTAAATCGTATCTACTTTCTCATCACGTTGTTTTAATCGCTCGTCGTATCGCTCGATCTGCTTGTTCAGATTATCAATGATAGAAAGCAAGTTTTGCAACTCCATCGAGTCCGCCGTAGCCTTTTCCTTTCGAGCGTTCGTTTTTCGATTTGCTAGAAAAGTAACAGTAAAACGGATCGCCTCTAGTCCTCCTAATGCTCCTATAATTTTTAACCATTCGTCCATGTTTTATTTGTATCACATTAACGCTCATTTGGGTAGCTCTTATTTAGTCAATAAAGCCTCGTTCACTGCGATCTGTACAACAGCAACAAAGTTAGTTCTCACATATTCCTTGATGCGTTCTGCTTCGTCTGTTGACAATTCGACCTCACCGTTTTTGTAGATTCTCTGTGCTAACTCCAATTCACCCAGATCGGCGGTTTTCTGATAGATAGTATTACCTAACTCCTTACTTATATCGAAAGTACTCTTATTCCCTTCGATGTCTGTTACTTCAATTTTTCTAAAGTCTATTTCCATAATATTTTGTTATTAACCCATACCAAATAAATTATTTACTCCGCTTTGCATAGCTCCTGTTACAAAGAGCCTAAAAGACCAAGGCGCAATTTCGGCCCTACCTTGACTTGCATAATTGATACTTATTCTTTTTGTGTAACTTGAGTTATTGATTAATACTATCATTTTTTGTGTACTAGCATCGCAGACACAAGCGATATAATTAGTATTTCCGGATAATATGATACAGTCTACAGGTTGTCCATTATCTTTTGGATATACATGTCTGACTCCTGCATTTCCCATACCATATATATGAAAGTATACCTCACCAGTATCGTAACCATAATACTCCATCGTTGTCATTTTACTGTGTCCAAATTCACCCCTACACCATAAATCTGATGTGTAAAAACGAAATGATCGCTTTTCTGTAGCATTATATCCTTGATGATATAAGTCACCCGAAACCCATGTTTTTGAAAAATTAATATTAAACGAAGATGAAACATTGTCCCCAGAGCCGGAAATATTAAAAGCTATTTTTCCTTGTATTTTCCCGTTATTGTCAATCGCTTGTAATTCTTTAAATGTACCTGTAGCTCCATCTAACTTCTTAACTTTTAAATTATCTACGTCAATAAAATCAGTCACGATTTTACCACTAGTAATAAACGTTTTACCACCAACCAACATCGCACCCGTTGCAGGAAGTGAGAACTTTCCCTCTGCTGTCAGTTCTACTCCCGTAACATTGTGCTTAATCGATCCACCTTTCATTAACCATCCTTGCGTCTTTGACAGATTACCAACAAACAAGCCGGATGTACCTAGTATGTCAATCGTAGCGTTTTGGGCTACTAGTAATTGCGTAGCGACATTAATAAACTCATTAAATAGAGTCCATTTTGTTGAGTCGAAGGAACTGGAAGATGTATGACTCGTTTTACAGGAATAAGTATTTCCATTATAAATGACCGTATCCCGGTATTGAGAATCATTCACGTATGCCGTACTAGCTTTCCATTCACCACGTGGACGAATAAGAGCGCCCGGCAATCCTGTTGCTCCTTGTGTTCCTTGTTCACCTTTATCGCCTTTATCCCCTTTGTCGCCCTTGTCACCTTTCACCTTCGTCCAAGTATAAGCGGAGAATGTCGTACTGTCCGCCGCCGTGAAGTCGGTGTATTGCCCGATGTATGCACCCGGAGCCTCACCATTGTTAGCGGTGAAAGTCGTACCGTTATCCGAGTATTTGATATGCAGATAGGTAGTCTTACCGTCCGCTCCGGTTGGTCCGGCGATACCTTGATCTCCTTTCACACCCTGCGATCCTTTCAACTGCACCCACTTGTATGAGGCGTACCCGGTTGGAGCGGTCGAGCTTGTTGTCACCGCAGTACCGATATAAGTGTTAGGCGTATCGCTCATCGGATTACCGTTCGAGTTAGCGGAGTACTTCACATGGAAGAACTGAGATGTACCGGGAATGCCTTGCGATCCGGTAGGACCTGTTTCACCTTTAGGTCCTGTCGCACCTGTTGCACCCTTATCGCCCTTATCCCCTTTGTCGCCCTTGTCACCCTTCACCTTCGTCCACGTATAAGCAGAAAACGTATTGCTGTCTGCCGCCGTGAAGTCGGTGTATTGTCCGATGTATGCGCCCGGAGTCTCACCACCGTTTGCCGTGAACGTCGTACCATTATCCGAGTATTTGATATGCAGATAGGTAGTCTTACCGTTCGCTCCGGTTGGTCCGGCGATACCTTGATCTCCTTTCACACCCTGCGATCCTTTCAACTGCACCCACTTGTATGAGGCGTACCCGGTTGGAGCGGTCGAGCTTGTTGTCACCGCAGTACCGATATAAGTGTTAGGCGTATCGCTCATCGGATTACCGTTCGAGTTAGCGGAGTACTTCACATGGAAGAACTGAGATGTACCGGGAATGCCTTGCGATCCGGTAGGACCTGTTTCACCTTTAGGTCCTGTCGCACCTGTTGCACCCTTATCGCCCTTATCCCCTTTGTCGCCCTTGTCACCCTTCACCTTCGTCCACGTATAAGCAGAAAACGTATTGCTGTCTGCCGCCGTGAAGTCGGTGTATTGTCCGATGTATGCGCCCGGAGTCTCACCACCGTTTGCCGTGAACGTCGTACCATTATCCGAGTATTTGATATGCAGATAGGTAGTCTTACCGTTCGCTCCGGTTGGTCCGGCGATACCTTGATCTCCTTTCACACCCTGCGATCCTTTCAACTGCACCCACTTGTATGAGGCGTACCCGGTTGGAGCGGTCGAGCTTGTTGTCACCGCAGTACCGATATAAGTGTTAGGCGTATCGCTCATCGGATTACCGTTCGAGTTAGCGGAGTATTTCACATGGAAGAATTGGGATGTACCAGGGATACCTTGCGATCCGGTCGGTCCCGTTTCACCTTTAGGACCTGTCGCACCTGTTGCACCCTTGTCGCCTTTATCCCCCTTAGAAATATGCTTAAGCCAATCTGTGGCGGTTTCACTTGGTTCTTGATTGGTTTTATCTTCAATACATATATATGTACTTCCGTTATGTGTTACTTCGTCATAATAGAAATATGTTCCAGATTTCCATTCCCCTTTGAATGCCGTTACGGGCACTTCTGTAACCCCATCTTGCGAAAGTTGTTTGATGGTTCCAGTCATGTAGATATTACGTAAATACGCACTATGTCCGGTCATATCAAGACCGAATAGCTTTAAATTAGACAAGTCGCCTAGCTGCATAGCAATCATACCTACCTTTATTTCCCAATCGCTCACGCCTACAAGATAACGGGAATAGCTTTGAGTTGAATAGCTAGACCTTTGACGATCCGCATTCGTGAAGTTACCATACGCAACGAAGTGCATTAGCTTAGCAGGATGGCAAGAAGTGCCACTTCTAAGCACGTATTTAAAGGTCGAATTACTCAGTTTTTCGGTAATACGAAAATAGGCGGTCTGAAATCCTGTTTGGTTGTTAAATATGCCTTTACAAATATCATCCACTGCCAAGCTAGCCAACTCGCCCGGTTCTAGTTTAAGTGTAATGGTTCGACTTGACGTGTTTACTGATTCTATTATACCGCCGCCCGGCGCGTTCCATTCTTCTCCGGCTATAACAGACACACGGTTATATCTTAGTTCGTCAGCCTCTAAAAATTCATTAACACGAAGCGATTTAAACTCTGCATCACCGGAAGCCTTGATTATCCATCCTAGCAACTTAGACGCATAATTAGCAGAGGAAATGTCACCGGAAAACTTTGCGATAGCCGCCGCTAAAACGCCTATCACATCTATCCCGCCTTTAAAGTGAATAAGCTTTTCGGCTGTATCCTCTATGATCTTACTTAAATATTTACCGTCTGCTACCTCTTCCGTAGAAATTTTGTGCAGTTTAAAATGTTCCCTGCCATCTTCTTTAGAAATAGTTTCATCCTCTACCAATACATATATACTCTGTTCTCCCTCTATGGATATTACTTGACCGGAATAAGGCAAATATGGTTCTGTATCCGTATTGCGTGCATAAGCAGTCGCATCCTCTATGGTAGTCCATGTTTCCGTTGAATCAATAGGAAAAGAATTGGTACGTCTGTATTGGTGAGGGAAAGAACTTCCGTTTATTTTTACCATACTAAATCGTTTTAAAAGTAAATGAATCAGGATCGTTCAAGCCTTGCGTCTGAATAACCCACATTTTATAATCTATCGCTTCGCTCCTATTAGCTCCTTCTACAGAAATAGAAATCGGACCTTTACATACTTTCTCGTTCTCTATAAAATTTCCGTATGATGATGCTATAGTGATCTCTTTAATAGTATTGGCGGGTACACATATAACTACTATCTTCCATTGCCCGGCAGAGAATTTGAACGTTCCGGAACCGCCGTACAAGCCGTTACTAGCAAGCGAGCGCACATCGTCGGATGTTTTAGGAACCGAACTGCATACACCTGCAAACCATTTACGGAGTACATTAACACTAATCTTATTATTCAAAGTTATTTCGTCCAAATCATCACTCGCGGCAAAAACAGCCGTAGCGGTGTAGGTTTCTCCCTTCGTATAATTCCCTGTAAGACGACGTATCGCTGTTTGTGCAGCATTGACTTCCGAAGAGAACTCTAGTACATTCTCTTCGTTGTCATCATAATACGATTTAATCATAGCGCCGTTATCGTTGCGTGTTGCCGTATAAGTAAGTACGCCCTTTGCCGATCCGTATTCTACATCGTTTGCTGTCGACAGCTTGCCTACAAGTGTAGCAGGAACAGGTTTATATAGCATTTTACGAAATATTTGCTCATACCCCGTACCTTGCTTAAAGATAGCGCCCGGTGATATGTGCCCGGTCTGAGGCGCATTGACACGAATTTCTTTTGTTAATCCCGTATCGGAAACGGGACCGGAACTAGAAGAAGATTGAGAACCACCGCCGGAATTAAATATAGTAGTCCCGACGGGATAGTTCTTTGATCGTGGCAATGCAGGGATAGCCTTATTCTTTATTTGTATAGCCATTAGTTTGTATCATTTTACAAGTGAACTGTTCTGCCGCAAAGTCTATTTCACCACCTGTAACGATGAAGTTTTTCCCATTCATATAATTGTCTGAGATCACAGATATAGGCGTAATAGATTCACTATTCTTTAATACCCGTGTTAACTTTATTTTGGTAGCTCCGTATTGGTTAATTATCCTTCTTATTAGTTGTTCTTCTGGACGTACTAAAGCGTTTTCGATGGATGAATAAAGATTATCCCTTAAATAGTCACTCCCTAACATTACCTTACTGTAACATGCTCCGTCATTATTGTAACTTGATATTTTAAATTCTATTTCATCAAGAGGATTAATATAGCTTTCATTCACTACATTCTCATAGATTCGATCCGAATTATTCTCTTCGATATTATCATTATCTATGACCTTCTTTTTAAAATCTATTTTTATATCTTTTAAGAAAAAGCCATATCCGGACACTCCTTCCGGGAGCCATACCTTTTTTAAAATTTCAAATTCTAATTGTCCGAACAGATTTATATTGTTCGGTATCTCGATCACGTATCCGGTCAAACCTTCGTAGGGCATACTTAGCGTTTTAGTATTTTCGTTTTTTACCCATTCATCCGGCTTCTTTAATTTAAAGTCCAAATCAAAAGTCAAATCTAGTCCCGTCGGTTTATTTGCAGATTTAACCCACCCATTGTTGGTATAGTAGTAGTCACCTACAATTAATCTACACGCTATCTCTGTACCAAAGACACCACCAGAATTATATTTCTCGTACGATGTCATATTACTAGCATTCAATGGATGACTATATGACATACTGATACCGAAAGCTCCATCAAAATACTTAATTGGTTTATTATCTTGGAACCTTAACAGCGGCGATCCTGTTCCTAATTGTTTAACAGCCGTTATCTGCTGCTGATTCACCACCGAAGTATATCTATAATCCGATACTAATTTAAACTGATAAAGATATTCCCAATTATAGTCAGTGATATTTGGTTTGCCGTCATTCACTTCATACTCACATCGCTTGGCACAATAACCACCTAAAAAATACCGTGTCGGTTCGTCTATATACACATTGGTTACGCTTTCGTCTACTAAATTACAATAAGGCTTATTATCATTTAGATTCTCATAGCGTGGGAGTTTAAATACCTTGCTCTTTAGATACTGCCTTGTTTCATAATACTGTTTATAATTATAGGTTTTCCTTTCAGCAAACGTACTCAACTTCTTAAATTCTTCCTCCGATATAATATCGTTGTAACAATAATTACTACACTTTATTGTCGTTTTGTTATAGCCGGGAAGAATATCAAGGAAGTGCTCAGAACCTGCAAAACCGATCTCGGAAACTTTGAATCGGTTAGGGGAATGCCGAGTAAAGGATGTCATATCAAGATTGTACTCATGGTATGTTCCTTTGTGGTCTACATCAACAAAATATAAATTTCCCAACCAATCTACACAGGTCCAATTCAAAAACTTGCAAGTTTCTTCTAAAACCTCTTTTAATGTCATCGCCTTGTCGTCCTCGTCAAAGAAGTTTTGTTCGCTGATCGTTAACTCCTTTAATATGTTTGATTCTTTATTATAACTAGATTGATCTTTAGCATACACATGAGGAATAAAGACGGAGGAATAACACCCGCGAGACTCAGATATGAACATTTTTAATAACTCCCAGATGCTTATAAAACTCCTAGTGTCACTCCTGCCCTGTTTATAATTGATATATTCTAGCGTACCCATTGCAGAAATACAGTCTATTTCTAGCTCGAATTTGGTAGATGTATAATCCTGCGTATAAAGTTCCGGCTTTACAAATCCCGTCCAAACGATGTCATTTTCACGTTTAAAATTCACCCTATACTGTTGATACCCGGTAGAATATAAACTTTGCAAATAATCACCACCCACAACACGAATCACCGCTTTTGAGAATCGAGTAGGAATATACAAGAAATCTTCGTCCTCAATCGAAACAGAGAAAGGAGAACTACCACTACCGACCAACTCAACAGAATCGCCCGTATAGTTTTCCTTTTGTATCTCAATCAAATAAGAAACTTCCTTTCGAGATTTGAAAGGAAGTGTGTATATTGTACCGTAGTTTACCATAGTCTTTTACCTGTTTTCTTGATGTGATTATGTAATGCTAAAAATATGCGATCTCCTTTTATTTCAACATCGCTATATAAGCGAATATCATCGTTTCCACTCGGTGCTATTTTCTGCGATAGCGAACCGTATAAACCCGAATTAAGCATACGAAACAGATTACTTTGCTGCGATCCGTTCAATATCATTTCGCCGCTATTCAATAAAGCCGGAACTTTATCGCCTGTAAATGATGTGCCCGGAACAATACCACCCGTTGCATACTTCGGCATACTTGACATAGCGGCAATAATAGCAGCAACACCCGCCAAACCTAGAGCAATACCGACAAAGGGGATTCCTGCGTGAGCTTTTAAAACCTCACCCCCTGCTGCCGACATATTCGCGATTGCACTTTTACGCGCCGTTTCCGCTTCTACCTCATTTGCACCCGCCATTTCAAGTATCTTCGGAATAGCTTGCCCGACAGTTGACAGGAAACTAACTCCCCATTGCAGGACGGAAGCCGTATTATCATCGAATAGACCCGACATACTCCCAACGACTCCACTAATATTTGCAAGCGATTCGGCATACTCTTGATTCAAGTCTATATCTTCTTTTTTAAAGAGTGGATCATGCTTAGGTAACTTAAAATCTTTTCCAGTATTCCCATGTGTCGGAACTTTATCGTATGTAGGCTTTATAGGAATCGGCAAAGCGCCGTCTTTCATCTCACCGTGAGCGATTTTGAACGCCTCTTGATCGACTACAAATTTTAGATTGATCTTCTTTTGCTCTAGCTCGTTTATCGTTGCTTGAATCGTTGCACGTACTTGCATATCGGTTTCAGCAATGAGTTTCTTATTTAGATCAGAGATTTCAGAGTCATACCAAGCGATAGACTCCTCTTTAGGTTTTTCTTTAGGCGGATTTCTACCTATACCAGATTGAGAGGCGCGATTTGCCGCTTTAGTCATACTTGATAAGTTCCGACCTGCCGCCTCTGCCGCTGTCGAAACATTTATTAAATTCTGCAACCATTCATCACTCTTCTTTACTAAAATCGCGTTATATTGTATTGCGTCTTGATACTTTGCTAACATCGGACTTATTGCCTTTCCTAGTGCATTCATATCCGTATTCGCAACTGTATGAACATTCATCCCTGAACCAACTGTTTCATAAGTTGTGAATTTAGCTTTCAATCGATCGTATTCATTTACGAAGTCTTTATACTGTTTTGCTAATTGTGCCTTTTGTTCATCACCTGCTGAAGATACGTCTAATTTTAGCACTTTATCTATGTCTATCCCCGAAACATCCACACCGTCAAGCCCTATAGCAGCCTTTACCATCGCCCGTACCGCATTATTACTCCTTCGCTTGTATTGCCCTACGATTTCCTCTTGGTCTTTCAACGTCTTGTCTAATAGCTCCCTAGCTGCTTTCTTTTGTTCTTCCGTTGAGTCCTTGTCTTTTAAGATAGTTATTTGCTCCTGTACTATTGCTTGATTCTTTGCATCAAAATAGGAGAAAGACATTCGAGTATTCCCTAGTTGATCCATTTCGCTATATGCCTCACGCGCTAGACGAATAGTTTCCTGCAATCCATTCATGAACGGTGTCCAGTCTCCACTACCAATAGAGTAGAAAAATTGATCTACACCACCTTTTAAGCCATCCATAGTACGGGCGTATTCATCCCCTAGCGTCTGACTGCTATTCATTACTTTATTGAAACCTTCCGAGGCAGTTACAGCAATGCCGAGAACGCCAGCAAACTTCATAACTCCCGATGCTGCAACGCCGGACATTTTAGCGATGTCGCCTTGAAACCCGTTTACGTTATTCTTCGACTTCGCTAGATTAGCGTCGAAGTCATTCGTTTTAAGTAATAATCTTGTTACTATATCAGACATCTTTATTCGTGTTTAATTGTGATTCTAATGCTTTCGCTTTAGCTCTAAGCCGTTTCATATCCTCGTTAGTTACGCTAGTATCTTTCTTCTCTTCTTCATCCCACGGGAAGCGGAGTATGTCGGTTTGCTTTAGCGTCTTTGTGCTATTCGATTGTGCTATGATGTAGCCTAGCAATCTAGTTTGCTCCCATGACTCGCGATTGCGTCGATTCAATCCGTCTAGAAACGATTCGACCTCGATAAAGCTCATTTTATCGAGGAAGTAATCAGGAGCGATACCGCCCTCTCCGACAACACGCGAATAGAGTTCGCGGATACTTACTGCTTTTTCTTCCGCGTCGTCACCTTCTTTTTTTTTACGTCATTTCCTGCCGATTGCGAACGCAGTTTGATCTCATCCAAAATAAACTCTTTGAATCGTTCGAATAAAATCAAGTCATTTTCGCACAATTCTATAAACTCGTCAAATTCCATATTAAACGAATCCTTATTACTAGCGATCAGGAACGAATAAAACAAAATGTATTCATCTAGCAGTTTCCCGAACTGAAATGGATAACCGGATATAGATTCGAACACAAAGAACGCCCGAAGCGAGTATTTCAATATAAATTCTTTCCCGTTAATTGATATTGTTTTCATTGAATAGTCGTTTTAGAGCGGCAAAACGCCGCCCATGATTACTTACTAGCGGGTACGGTAGTTTCTTTTTTAAGCGGTCCCGTACCTTCAAAGGAAATTGAGAAAGTCGCTTTATCTCCATCTGGCGCATTCGCTTCTAATGAAGTAATAACCGCCTTTCCTGTGTAGGAACCGGGAGAAAGCGTCCACCCTGCTACGGGCATTTCGTTTTCATCCGCATTAGCTACAATGCCAAAATTCAGTGTAATAGGTTTATGCGCAATAAACAAGGCAAACAACTTATCGTAGCTATTCGCGTCAGCGTCAGCACTAAACAAGTTATCACTCGAAGCGTTCCAAGACAACTTTTTAATGTCCTTTTCCGTCCAAATGCCGGAGTCCTTACTTTGCGTGTCGATAGTTTCAGCCGACAAACCTAATTTGCAGGAAGTCGCTAAGGCTAACGCTTTACTCTCTGCGAATAGCATCATGTCCTTTCCTAATGCAGCTTTTGCTTTACTCATAATTTTAATCGTGTTTTATTAGTTACTTATTCTGTTTTAAAAGAAAATACGAGGCGTTGAATAAAAGTATCTTCAATAAAATCTTCGTCCGCACTCATTAACTTTGCGTCGATCACATCGAAACTGCCGTAGCTTCCTCGCTTGTTCTCTAATGCTTTGCGCACTTCCTCCGCGATAGTAATAGAGTTCAGATAATTGTCGCTAGCTACAACGATCTCAACCGAAACAGTATCCCCGGTCCCGTAACGATCTTTGGTGTACTCTGGAACTAGAGAACTACGTTTGTAGATTACGAACGGAAAAGATGTTTCCGTTTTGGTTGAGATCGCATAGATTTTATCAGTAACCAACTTTGCCAACTCCGTAGAATCGCTTAGTCTCTTATATACGTGTGCGCCTATTGATAAACTCATTTCTTTTTATTTGCTACTTTTATAATTGAATCAATAATATTCTTCTCTAGTGAGTCCTCCGCTTCTTTCTGCTTCGATTTGACCGCATTAGAAAAGAAGTGAGAAGCATTTATAATACCTCTATTCGCTCCTTTTTTGGTAGCTCGTTCTTTCGTTCCAGATTCAAACCATTTCAGCATATATGCTCGCGATCCTTTCTTTCGTCTGTCGATTAAGTCAACACGTGCGCCGGAGGCATTACGGTAAACAGCTATGTTTATCTCATTCTTTAACGGCTTGAATGTCGAACCATTCTTTGTACTCGAAAACTCCGCGTCTGTAACAGCAGAAACTAAATTTTCCTGCGCCTGTTTGCGAATGATGAGAATAGACCTTCTTAATGCTGATTTGATCGCTTTCTTTGCTTCGTCGTCATTTAAACGGTCTAGCAATTCGTTTACCTTTTTCGCGTCCACTTCGACGCGATATAAGTTCCGTCCGGTGTAGTTATCATTACTCATTGATTACCTCCGCTTCTATAACCGTTGCCTGTTGCTTCCGGTCGTGATTGATAGATAGAATCTTGTATTTCTGCCCGTCGTATTCGATCCGCATTTTAGCGTTGACCTCTTTACAAATGCGAATCATTATCGTGTTTACGGTCGTATTATAGATTTCGCCGTTAGCCTCCTTTCGTGCACCAGACTTAAAACGGATATACGCACGCTTATCGAATACTTTCACCCAACTTTCAGATGTACCGCCGAGGCTATCCCGGATTGATTCACTACGATAAAAGCCTATCATTTCGTTTAATAATCCCGCTTGCATTATGTGTATCTTTTTAAAGGTTGCAGTAATAGTTCTACGTGTCCCGGTATTACTTGTGGTGTGGCAAATGTTACCGATTCACGATTAGCATAATAGTTCGCAATAAGTATGCGGATTGCGTGCCAAATACGACGATCAATTTTCCCCTCCTTTGCAAAACCTTCCAACGGAGTGTTTAAATACGCCTCTATTGCTAGTTGAACGGGTTCAATAAGTTCGGTTATATATGTATCGTCCGTATCAAAATCGACATTTAAATGCTGTTTGAGTTCTTCGAGTGTTACGTATTGTGGCATAATTATAAGTATGAAAAAAGGCTAAGGCTATGAAGCCAAAGCCTTTTCGTTTTTAAGTAGTTAGTAGTGTGTTATGCTTTTGCAGCTTTTGCAACCGCTTTCTTCTTCGCGATTGCGAATGCCTCTGGGCGAGCTACAACAATATCATACTTTGAGTTTAGCGTAAACTTCGTTTCGTTAGTGTCTGCTAGAGTCACATCGTCAATAGTCATTCGAATTTTTCCCCATTGACCGATACCAACGTTCGAAAAGACACCGAAGCCGAGTTCATCCGCACCCATGTAATTAGTCATGTACACCGGATAGCCATTCATCATCCCGTCTTTAAGAACCATTTCGGGAGAACCTTTTTCAATACGTGTAGTTTTTAATTTACCGCACATTTTCGGACTGCAAATATATGCTGCCGTTCCGTCAGTAACATCTACGTTTTCATCCATTACTGCGGTTTCTAGCGCTACAACGTCCTCGAATGTGAGAGCAACTTCATACTCCACTGTTGGAGAATCTTTCACAAACACACCTTTTGAGGCAAGTCCCTGCTTTTCTCCGGCAAACATAATCTTATTCAATGTACGAGCAGTTGACAAAGACAATTGTTTAACGGTGACATCAAACAAAGCATCGTTTGTCTGATCAATTGCGTCGTTAGACAATGGGATAGAAATACCCAAACGCCACGGATGCGCCTTTAAATTACCAATATCCAGTTTTGTCGGATTTATTTTGGTGTTCTCGCCTTCAATTGTAGCTTCTACAGCCGCCAATGTCGGAAACATCAATTCGCCAATCAAACCGTATTGCATCTTAATACCCAACTTATTAACAATAAGCCCCTTTTCAAGCGGTTCGATAATATCGCCGATTGTTGTCGGGATCATCGGAGCGGCATCGGTTGAACTTGTTCTCACAGGATCACCCTCCGCACGCATAGAGAAATTAAGTCCCTTTGCATCAGCAAAATTCCCGTATTCTTCCAAAGAACGATGATTACAAACGTCATATAAAGCCTTTGCAAAGATAGCTCTTTTGTTTTCCGGCAAAATTGCAGATTTGCTACTTTCCAGACTTCTAAGAGTCTCGTCAATAACGATCTGATTTTTACGAGTCATTAACTCGTTGAATTTAGTCTGCTCTTCGTCTGTCAGACTTCTTTTTTCTGTTTTTGCTTGTGATAACAGATTTCTCATTTGCTCTTTAAGCAGAGCTACTTCTTCTAGTTTTGTCATGTCAAATAAATTTTTCTAAGTTTTCTATTTCGGATAAATAATCACTATTTGTGTCACCATTAAGAAGCTGTTCTATATTTTCAAGGCTTCTAACTGTTACATCTGTACCAAAAAAGGCAGGGTCTGAAACAGGGGAAATATCAGATATATAATCAATCTTATGCACTGTACGCAACAGCATCCCATCTTTCATTGTATATGAAACTTTACTTTTATCCTTATCATCAGTGTAATAAGCGAAAGACGATCCGAATATGTCTCCCCGTTTTATCATTTCATAAGCAAAATTCCCATCGCTAGTACATGGAGCCTCGAATCGGTATTTCAAGCCATATTCATCAAAATTTAATTCGAGTGATCCGGAACCGTAACGGCATCTAGCCAAAAGCCTACGTTTATCGTGTTCTAGTACCGCCTTTATATCGCATCGGGTTATAAGTTCTTCGGTTGCTGCACCATGTTCGATAACCTCAATAAAAAAGCGTTTCCTTTCCTCGTCATACATCACACGACTTTCTTTTCCAAAAACAACAGCGTACCCCTCAATAATTCTACCCTCCGATAATTTGGGTGCGCCTAGCTCTGTAAAACTCCTTATTTCCATTGCTTTTTACTCTATGCTTTTTTCGTTTGTTTTTGGTAGCTCGTCTTTTTCGCTACTAATCTCACCTTTAATCTTAGGAGAGTCAATCGGAGCAACATTACAGGACATAAACGCAATGTCACCGCCATTTATAGGCGCTTTATCTTCACGGCATACACGCCATTCGTTCACCGTTGACACGCCGTATTGTATCTCCTTCTCCATACAAGCCGTTTGTGTGGCTATATCTGTTTTATACAAGGCTTTACGGTCAAATTCTATTTTATAAATACCAGAGACAGTTCTAGGTATCAACTTTGCATTAAATTCAGCCTCAATACGACACAATATAGGATCGAGCGTGTCAGACAAGAAAGCAACTTGACTCATTTCAGAAGCCTTGTAATTAGTAGATTGTCCGGCAAACACCTTGTCTGGATGAACACCATAAAAACGGCAAATATCGAATACGGAAAACTTTTTAGTTTCTAGTAGCTGAGCGTCAGCCGGAGTTATTGAAAGTTGTGTAAAAGTCATGTCCTCGCTCACGGAAGTTATATCCCTCCCGTTATTAAAGTCTTTTTCCACTCGGTCCGCTACGTCGGAAGTCTGTTTATCGCCAACAGAAGAAAGTCCCTTTCCCCCACCTTTGACACCAGAAATAATACCTTTAATCTTACTCCCATTCTGAAAAGTACGCAAACTCTGATTATCAGCACTAGCAGAAACCGAAAGAACCGTGCTTGCATACGTGATCGTGCTAACACCTGTATACCCACCATCGAGACTCTTATTTTTCAGATGGATAATACTTTCAGCCGGATAAGTACCATATATCTTATTTATTACATCACAAATAGTATATTCGTCCCTGTATATATCGTATGTAACAGAGTTATTTGAGCAAAGTATTAATTCTGCCGTATCTCCGAACATTCTCTTGATGAAAATATATGAATTACCACGATTAACCATTTGAATAATTGCATTACATATTAAGTCGTAACTATTCATGCGCTTATTCGGTTTTTTAGTCAGCAGATAATGCAACTCGTTTTCGGTATCTACCTTGTAGTTTCCGGCATCTTCTTTACGTTTGATATATAGCGGCAGAGAAGCAATAGTACCAGAAAGAATATCAGTACATCTAAACGCGGTCGATAACCGCATAGCCTGTTCGGGAGACTTTACCGCAACAGGTTGTTCCCTAGCTGTTTTATCTCTAACTTCTACTATTTTTTCCTCTTCGGACGGTAGAGATCGTTTTTCCTCTCTGTTGCGTCCTATTCTTAAATTAAGTTCAAATGCCATAGTCTTATCGTGTTACTCGGTGTAATTATTGAATAAATGAAATGTCATTAGGTTTGTTATCGTCGAATCAATTTTTGCGTTATGCGTTTTCTTGACTGGCTTTTTATTCATATTCCTATCTTCGTCTAACACTGCATTTGAGAAGCAGTACGGCGTAATAGGGTTCGGATCGAATGTGAGTTTATTTCGATATAAGGCAAGTTCAAACGATTCTATCGGACTCGTAAACGTCCCGTATGTCTGTTTGACAGGCTTAATATATTCGCTTGCACTACCGACCGAATAAGAAAGTAGATTCACAAATTCAGCCGATTTATAAGGGTCATAACCAATACCCATAATTTGCAAATACTTCGCCCGTGATAATATATCGTTTACTATTTGCTGATAGTCGATAATATCGCCATCACAAAGAATCAAATACCCTGCTTCCGCCCAACCTTCGTAGAGTTCCCGATTCGGATGATCCTTTAAAGCTCCTTTCGGAAAATAGTAATCCGTATGCGAATGAAAAGAGCCGCCTTCTTTCGAATAGATATTATAGGTAACCGTAGAAAAGTCGTCTCGAACGGATAAATCAACCGCCGCCATCGTAAGCGGATAAGTACCGATATTCTCTATGCTAATACCTTTGAATCGTTCTTCGATCTGCTTCGCCTCGATCCATTTCGTTGTCGAATCAACTGCAAACACATTAAGTAACTTCGTCCGAAACTCCAATGCGTCCGGCGCACTGTATAAAGCCTTTTGATAGGCGTCTATATAAAAATCCTCATAAACAGTTATACCCATGTGTGGCTGAACCTTTCGCCATGTCGCCGGGTCCCCTTCTTCGTCGTCTATATCCGGTTCAAAAATGTGCGCAAATATCGAATCATTTTCGATCTCACCGCGTAGGATCGCTTTATACATTTTCAGCATCTCCACAAACGGCGCTGTCTCTTTGTCAGAGGCGGTCGTAATAACTACGGTTAAAGGGTTGAGCCGTGCGCCCATTGAGGAAGTTAATACATTCTTCAACGCGGCGCTATCGGCTTGCGAATACTCGTCCACTATTACCATGCTTGCGTTAAGTCCGTCTAATTTATCCGGGTTAGAGGCAAGGCAACGGGCAAAAGAGGTTTTTCCCTTTATGCGGTTATATATGATTTCTCGATTGATTTTGAAGTGTCTAAACTTCGGGTCGAGAGACTTTAAAATATTACGTATTTCGTCAAAACAGACTTTCGCTTGATTGTATGAGTTTGCGGCTACGTATGTTTGTGCGTTCGCATCACCGAACAACAAATCGTTAATCGAAAGACTCGCTACACTTGTTGTCTTACTGAATTTACGCGGGACGAATAAAAGAGCTTCACGAATTAAGCGTTTGTTTGTGCCGGGCTTATAAAACGCTAAAATATTAGAGAACTGAAACACCTGTATCGGAGTCAGTTTGTATCTAGTCTTTCCCTTTGTGCCGGAGAACTTCAAACGCTCGTAAAACGTGACGAACTTCTTAACTTCCTTGATGCGAAATTCGTATTTATCGAGGAATGAAAAGAAGCGACGAACGGCTAGTAACTCATAAAGATTGTGCGCGTCTGGATTATTAATGCAACCCTTTATATACACGTTTAACCTTTCGTCTGCCTTGCCTAGCTTATACGAATCAACGTCGATGTTTTGCAGATCGGAGATAACCGACTGCTTTAATGCTATCAGTTTGTCTCTAGTCTCCTTCTCCATCGCGATCTATCTTATCTACCTCGTTTATTAAGTCGTTCACCTCGTCATCGTCAGACGCGGACAAAGTTTGTAGTGTCAAGCCAAGTTCCCGCAACTGCTTACGAGTAACTTCGAGCGCATCAAATAAAACTTTGAAAGCCGGATGCGCCACGAGCTTCTTATTTCCTTCGCGAGAAACTTCCGTAACAAACGAACGTTTCTTCTTTGCTATGTCATTGAGAGCGATCTTAAACGCAATGTAAGAACCTGCGCAAAGAGTTATACACAAATCCAAATCAGACGTGTATGTTCCTTGCGAGTTCATCGCGGCGCGAATCTTTTCTTTTATATCGTCTAAATCACTCATTTTTATATGCGTTTTTGCATATATGAAAAGATCGCAAGTATTTGGTAGCGCGGAAGTTCGAGAAGAAAAGCTCACCCCCAACGAGCACCCCCTCATTTCAAAAATTGCTCGCGCGTGTAAAAACAGGGTGAGGTGGGTTTCACGTATAGCGTTAAAAAATAAAAAACCGCCCCCTCTTTACGAGATAAGGCGGAGATACAAAATATAAATAAAGTTGGTTCTACTTTACAGTTTCAGAGTCCTTACCATTGGATAATTGAATAAATTTAAATATTTTATTTACTTCGTCTAAGCATTGCCTATCATATTTATCAGAAGATATCTTTATTATATCATCATAATGTAAATTCGGTGAAGCCGTATACAGTTTCCGCAATGCTAACAACTCTCTATTGATTTTTGCAAGTTCATCTAATATGTAATTCCCTTCTGTTATTTCATTAGGCTTTATAGAGGACGCCTTTAACGTTCTACCAAAACTTTTCAAAAATGGAGAATAATCTGATTCAGTTTGAGAGCGTTCATAAGTAGCCTTTAAACGTTCAGTCAAAGTAGTTTGAAACTCTTTAATATCGTGAAATCTTAATGAAGAAGGATATTGTAAATGTTCTATTACGCCAGTGTCAAAAGAGTAATCGGTTTTTTCGTCTTTTATTATAATAGTAGGTTTATCAAATGCAAGTCTCATACCCAGCTCAAACATTACATTTGGATTCTTAGAACTAACATCACAAATTACAATATCATTATTATAAATATTAGTAACAATTCTATCATGAATTAACCCGATTGCATCATCATCACTAACTAATTGTGAAGCAAATTCCGTCTTGTCTATTGCTTCGGATAAGATTTTATACACGTCTTTCCAGTGTCCTTGTGCATAACCAAGAGTTTCCGCAATAGGCATTATTATTCCACACTTCTTTTTTTCATTAACACCTGTTTGCCCTGCTTCTTTTATTTTTGTTGCTACCATAATATTAAATTTAATAATACTACAAATATAAAAAAGATTCTTGTAAATAATACTGGTTAAATACAAGAATCTTCTACATTTGATATTAAAATAGTCCGATTTATTTCAAAAACTTATCGACAAACCGTTCCGTCGCCCTCCGATTATTCGACTGAATCGCCTCTTTCGAATGACTAAAAGCACACCGATGTATCTCGGAGTGGCACGCATGGCAAAGACTCTGCAAATTGTTATAATCAAACATAAGCTGCCTCATTCCGAGTTCACGCGGTACAGACTCAACAGGGATTTTGTGATGCACTTCCGTTGCGAGTGTGCTTAGATCGTTCGTCTCGCACACTTCACAAATCGGATTGTTTCGTAGTTTCTCGGCTCGAAGCTGTTTCCATCGAACCGAATTTATCATCTTAATGTAAAACGGATTTCTACTCATAATTCATCATAACTAAAAAGAATCTTATCACATTGATAACAGTCGTGCAACTCCTTTCGTGTCGCCTCGATGTCGCCTGTTTCTATCTCAACTAAATGCGTCTCGGACACATCGCCCGATTTACACTGAATGCGTCTAATTATATACATAATGTTTCGATCCGGTCTAATCCGTTAATAAGTAATCTAATCCGTGCGCAATTCCCGTCGCATCGAGTCGATTGCGTCTCCTGTTTATGTATCCGGCTCGCACAACCTTTGCAGTTCTTTGACGGGCACATTTGTTTATACACTTCGATAGCTTGCCGCCTCGTTTCCTCTCTCTGTATCCGTGCCGCTTCGATAGCTACTTTTCGGATTAAGCCACGCGAGCGGATGCGCTCGCTTGTGGCTTGTTCGATGTACTGTTTTACTTTACTCATTTTGCCGTGTTGTTTTTAGGTTTGTAATTCCATCCGTTTAATTCGTAGACTTTCCGTTTCGCCTCTTCCTGCGTTGCCGCGTCATCTACCTTTGTGTCTCCGTCTGGATCGCGACGATAGATATTGAAGTGACGAAAACGAGGGGAATAATAATACTTTGATTGATTTTGTGTTTGGCTCATTTCTATACTGATTTGAATATTACTTTTTAGAGCTCTTATAACACTGTACACAAAGTGCTCCAGACGGGAAGTTATAAAGCCCTTCTCCAGCTCCGAACACCTTACCAC